AATGGTGCTAACGTAACTGGCAATAACACCAGCGTTCCTACTGCTGGTACGATAGACATGGCTGACTTCCATGGAACTTCGCTATTACAGCCTTATGAAACGACAGACCTGTTTGGTGATAACTCTGGTGTGTTCTTATTCAGACTGAACAACACCACAGCAGAAGCACAAGGCAATGCAGGGGCTATGTCTGCGTTTGGTGGTAGTGGAAGTATTAACTATTCTACTGATACACCCAATAGCAGTAAAATCAGCCACAGCTTTAATCACCTCACAAACGGTAGGTCATTGCGAACAACAAATACTGGTTCTGTCAACGATAGTTCGTTCACGATATCAATGTGGATGAAGAGTGCTTTCCACGGCAGTAATGATTTTGCGATGTTTCAGTTTGACGATGGAAGTAATGTGAATGGTAGCTGGTTTGGCAAGGCCAACCACGGTGCTGAAGTAGGTTATTTCCCAAGAAACACCAGCGGCGGTGGTGGTTTTAATAGAATGTCTAATTCTTCTAGTCAGCTTTTATTAAACAACACATGGCAACACTTTATGTTTACCGTCAACGGGTCTGGTAATAGTTCTAATTTTTATATTGATAATGGTTTGCGAGGCAAAACCGTAGGTTCAAACACCCCACCAGAAACAGAATCTAAATTCTTACTTGGTATTCGCCGTGATTCAAATGCAGGTCAGCGTAAGAACTGGAAGGTGTGTCAAGTTCGCCTATTCAACAAAGTGCTTAGTTCTTCTGAGAGAAGCACAGTTTATAATGAATTGCTTTAGGAGAACGTCATGACAGAAACATATGAATGGGATTATTGTCATCAATGTGAACATCAGACAGTGTTTTGCAAAACGTGCAGTGCTTCTGTTTGCTTTTACTTAGACGCTGACAACGAAGACTTTACTTGTGATGCCACTTGTCCAGCTAGAGTAGCTTATGCGGCAGGGCAAGACTGATGAAGGATGCACACACAGACATAGCTATTGCAGGCGGCGGCATCTCTGCTCCTCTTTGGTTGCCTGCTCTTAATGAGTGGATCGCATTAGTTCTTGGTGTGCTTTCTATCTTATATGTATTGCGTAAGCTATTAAAGTAGTTACAAAATGTGCGTTTTGTAATGCACTAATGCAGTATAGTGTAACACCATGTTACCTTTATTAGTCAAAGCAGTAGCCGGTATAGCTGGCTCATGGGTTGAATCCAAAGTCGAAACAGCCAAAGCTAAAACTGCTGTTGCCAAGCGGGTTGCCGCTGGTGAACAGGAGTGGAATCTTGAACAAGCAAAGAATAGTAACCAATCGTGGAAAGACGAATGGCTTACTGTGCTTGTATCTATCCCCCTCATCTTAGCCTTCACAGGGCATGAAGACATTGTTGAGCGTGGCTTTAATGCGCTTGAAGCAATGCCGGATTTTTATAAGACAGCGGTTGGCGTGGTGTTTGCCGCTAGCTTTGGTGTGCAACAATTAACAAAGATGTTTAAGAAATGAACAAATCAGAATTTGCAGCTTTAGTTGCAAAACATGAAGGCCTTCGGCTGGATATGTATATGGATACTGTGGGTGTGCCGACAGTTGGTTATGGTCACAACATGCAACAGCCTATCTCAGAGAGGGCGGCGCTTGTTATCTTAGAAGATGACATTGAGATTGTGCTCAATGAATTAGATGAACGCATGGAATGGTGGAGAGATTTACCAGAAGAGGCCATGAAGGTCGTAGCTTCTATGGTGTTTAATCTAGGCTGGCCCCGCTTCTCTCGCTTTAAGAAATTTATATCTGCACTCGAAGACCGTGACTATGAACGTGCGGCTCTTGAGATGGAAGACAGCTTATGGTTTCAGCAGATTAAAACACGCGGCCCCGAACTGAAACAGATGATGTTAGATAGTCATGACTAAAACAATTGAAGTTAAAGAGAATGATAACAGAATAGCCATAGAATTTTATAATGAACATGGCAGTATTCAAGCAGGTGCAGATGCATTAGGCATTTCTAAATCAGAGTTTCATCGCCGCTTACAGCAAGGCAAACGTGATACATACGTTCTGCCTGAGATACCGCAAGATGATATGCCTGTCGAAGAGATAGTCGAGCATCTTCATTCTCGTTTTAAGATAAGAAAAAACCATAGAGAAGAGACACGCTGGCACGATATTAAGATGAAGAGCGATGACCCTATCGCCCTACTCTGGCTTGGCGACCCACACATCGATGACAATTATTGTGATTGGGATTCATTGCGGCGCGACATATCGATTATAGACTCACACACGCACATCTATGGATGTTCGGTAGGTGACTACCAAAACAATTGGGTCGGGCGTCTGGGGCGCATATACGGCGAACAGGACACATCTCACAAGACAGCGTGGAAATTAGTTGAGTGGTTGATTAGCCAGATAAATCCTCTCGTTCTCATTGGCGGCAATCATGATATGTGGTCTGGTGCTGGCGACCCTCTCAAGTGGATTGCTGGTGGGCATACGATTCACGAAGATTGGGAGAGCCGTATCGCACTTCACTTTCCAAATGGAAGAGAGTGCAGAATACATGCGGCGCACGATATGAACGGTCATTCCCAATGGAATTCGCTTCATGCCCAGAACAAGATGGCGCGGTTCAAGAGCCATGCTGACTTGTATATCAGTGGACACAGGCACAACTGGGGTCTGGCTCAAATCGAGGACGTGGAAAACAAACGAGTAGCTTGGCTTGCTAGAGCGCGTGGCTATAAATTCCATGACACTTACGCCATGGTCAAGGGCTTTGACCAACAGAACTTTGGACAATCCATTATGCAAGTAATCGACCCTCATAATCCTAGTCCTTGTTCATGGTCACAATGTTTTGTGGATCCACAGGAAGGTGCTGACTACCTTGATTATCGGTTATCGCTTCGCAAGTAACAGCCGCATAGCCTGCTATATCTACCCATGAATCTTCGTGCGTCTCATCATTCATGAGGCGCGCCATCTTTAGCATCATGAGCATTATACCTACATCATGCACAGTAAACTCTGTGCCTTTGTAGGCAGACCACAGCTTTGCTAACCTATCGAATGAATCAACTGGCTTGCCATAAGCAACGCCCCTGTCTTTGACAGCTTCACGCGCTTCATCTAATGCAATGTATCTATCCATTATAACGCTTCCTGTACTTCAATGAACTCTATGTCACCGAGAGAACCATTGATGCGTAGGTTATCTGCATCTCTAAAACCATTGACTGATGTTTTTCTTAACCTATTCTCAGCTAACATCTTTGCTTCTGTCTCATTTTTAGCCAGCAAACTAATGGTTCTGGTGTATTCGCATATGACAACTAACTCATATCGTTGAGCATTATATCTGTTGCCAGTGGTTGTGGTTTGTGTCCGCAGTGTGCTCATCTGAACTTCCTTTTTTAAAATGCAGTATAGAAAAAAGAATAAATATCATTAAACATGCATAAATGCACGATGATAGTTATGGCTAAGATAAGGTATAAGCTATTGTTTTTATGATGGAAAATGGTGGAGCGTACTGGGATTGAACCAGTGACCCCTACAATGTCAATGTTACTTTCGCTTACCTTATCTGTATGATTTTGATTATTTATTTCCATGGCATTAGCTTCGCTGTGTCTGCTGTGTGTTCGTTGGATACATCAGCGTAACGCATGACCATGCGTTCAGATGACCAACCCCCTAATTTCATTAGAGCTTTTAGATTAGCGCCATTCATCATGAGAGTTGAGGCCCAATGATGCCGCCAATCATGTATGGTAAAGTCAAATACTTCTGCATGAATGCATGCTGTGCGGTGAACGCTACGCAAGTTTTGGGGCTTGGCGTAGCGTTCACCTTGGCTGTTGAGAAACAAATAGTCACGGTCGGACAGATGTTGGAGGGCATCTGCAACGCGGGGATGGAGGTGGACAACGCGTCTTCGACCATTCTTTGTTTTCTCTAACAGCATTGTACCGTTGTCGAAACTGATAAACCTGTTACGCAAGTTAAGCGCCTCCCCTACCCTGATGCCTTGATAAGCTAGAGTAATGAATAGAGGTCTGATAAAATCTGGATAGGCTGACAGCAATTGTTCTTGCTTCTCGTAGCTGAGAAACCTGATGCGGTCATCGGCTTGTTTGTTTTTATCTAATGTATGTGTAATCCCTGCATGGCTCATAATAGATATGAGTGCGCCGCGTACTCTATTTATATAAGAAGGCTTACAAGAATAAAGGTGGCGTTTCTTATATTCTTTCCACACATCATTAGTGATGTCATTTATATTGAGAGCTGCAAATTCTAATTTGAAACGGCGCGCAAAGTATCTGTCTGTTTCATTGCGAGGTGTAACAGCAAGCCAATCATCAACGACTGTAATGAATGGCAACACTTTCGTGCCGCCACTCATATCATTTACGATTGCGTTTTCTACATATCGGCAGACTGTTTCTGCTTGCTTGCGTGTAGACTGTCCTGTAGTGCGCCGGACTTTAACCACTCTGTCACCAATGGTGACGGTGCCTCTGATGTGATATATGTCTTTTCTTTTATAGATGGAGAGCATGTCATCGCCTTCTGATATTCTTGATACTGTTCTTTTGTGAACCATCTGGCATGGCCTAGCTTACAATAGCTAAGACCATGCTCTTGAATGAGATTGCGAAATCTATATTTAGACATTTTAAGCTGAAGCGCGATGTCACTAAAATGGTATATCATCAATAGGCTCCTCATTTACAACAGGTGCAGGTGCAGGTGCCATAGCATTAGACGCTACTGGCGGCGCACCATCTTCCGGCGGTATCCACAAACTCATATATGAATTGCCGGCGGCTGATGTGTTCTTGAATCCTTGCAACCGCTGATTGCCATAGCTACCAGAATAGTCTGCTTTGGCATCTGGCTTTGTGTTTTCAAACATGATGCCAACTTCCTGATAGATTTTAAAAGTTTTGCCAGCTTTGGTTTCTGTTTTTAACAGCAAAACATTTGGGTTATATTCTGTATCATCAGGCTTGCGTGTCCATTGAGCAGAATTGATTGTGCCGCTTAATGTGGGTGCGCCGAGCTTGTCATAGTCCCCGTCTTTGATGGGGAATGCACTGCCACGGTTGACATCCATTACATATTTATCACTCATTAGAAAGATTCCTTATCTTCTGGTGGAGTTGTTGTTGGGCGTGTTGGTTTAGCAGAAGCGGCGTTACCGTCGTCGTCTTCTGATGGCAGGCCAAACGCAGATTGTAAGCCATATCTTTTAGCGTAGGTAATACCTGACCCCATCTTCTGCGGGTCATTATTATCTTTAGACCGAACAGGACATGGGCTGGTGCGCTTCTCACCAGTGGGTGCATGAACAATAGTAGTGTTCACCACTTGAATGATGTTGCCTTCCAGTACAATGAGGTCGAGTGGCTGGCTGAAATACAAACCAAACTGATTGGCTTGTGTTGCCGCTTCCATCACTGCTTCAAGAGTGGCATATGTTGAACGGAAGTGGGGGTTATTGCCTGACTTCTTTGCAGATACAGACAGCTTTTGAAATGCCAGCATTGCCTTATCAAAGGTGTCGGGCATTTCATTTTGTGCTGGTGATTCCAGCTTTGTTACATTAGTCTTCGACATAACAGATTCCTATCCTGTTAGGAGGGGTGGCTTACGCCGCCCCTTCGTTTATTGAGATGCGGCATGCACCGCGCTTGTCACGTTTGATGGTAAGCAAATCGCAGAACACTTCGCGTTCATTGTCTTGAACCATTGAGCGTAATTCTTTTTTGATATTTTCATGCGTCTTAGCTGTGTGTGATGTGTTCACAAAGTCATGTGCAAGATTCACAAACTCATTGTCTTGATTAGCATCACGGGCAACAAGCCCATTGATGTTCACGCTAGACCAATTGATTTTCTTTGCGCTGTAGTTATCAGGCTCTATGCCATCACGCACCATGCACCAGAAAGACCACACTTCATTATGCACTTTCTGCCAATAGTCATGATTGTAATCTACAACTACAAAGTCCCATGTGTTGCCAAAGATAACAGACAGATAACATTTCTTAATCTCATGCACCCTCATATACAGATGCATCTGAGGCATGTAGCTATCTAACATTTGTGTCATCGTGCGCGCATTACTGGTGTGCTTGCACTAGACAACAAAGGGATTGCCTTCTTCATCTTCTGCTAGCGCATCAACACGGGCTTGATAAGGAACATCATCAATTGTTTTTGTAGGTAAAGATTCTGGGTGAGAGAGTGATAGCCCTGTCTGTTGCACCAGCCAGTCTAAATTAAACTGCTCAGTGTATGTGCCAAGATTGACATTAAACAGGTGGCTTAAATCTTCTGACTCTTTGCGCCCCGTTTTGACCAGCCATAGCTCATGCCAGTCGCCCTTCATAATAGAATAGAGGTCACTGCCTCCAATAAAACCTGTACGTTTCATGTAATTTCTCCTGCATTTATACAAAATATATTATATTTGTTTATGTCTTGCAATGCATTTATGCAGTTCATCAGACATTATTTTACGAGGCTTGGTCATCCATGCGATGTCGGCATCATTGATAAATTC